TAAGAAAGCAGACCTTGTTGCCCGATTAAAGGCACACAAGGAAGGGCAGTAATTGACAGATGACGTAATAAGTTTAAGATTAGATAACTTGGAAAATACTGTCGAAAGACATGAAAGGTTGATAGAGCAATTAGTTCAATCTCAAGTAAATATGCAAACAGGTCTTGCTAAAGTTGCTACTGAATTGGAAATAACTAACGGTCTAATAGGTTCTTATATGTCTAATATGCAAAAAATTATTTTTGCCTTAATAGCAATAGTAGCAGGTGCTATGGGTATTTCCACACAGATGTGATAATATGAATCAAGAAGAATGGCATAGTTGGTGTAAAGATGTTAGCGATAAACTAGGAAACCTTGAAAAGACACTCCAAGCGTATCATAAGTTACAGAAGCGTATGCTTTTAATTATGATTACAGGTTTTACAGGGAGTTTAGGATATGGTATATTATTGTAGTAATGCTGATGCAGGTTCAAGATTAGGGCTAAACAGCGCACAAAGAACCCAAGCATCAACACGTATTAACTCCGGTATTCGTAGGGCTAGTATAGACATAGACCAAACATTTAGAGATTATGGTCGAGATGTTCCTAGTAAATCAATAGCAGACACTACCGCTAACGGTGCGGTAAGTGCGGGTGCTACTACTATGACATTGACTAGCGCATCCTCATTTGCGACAACAGGTAATGGTAATATAGATGGAGACTCATTTCTTTGGACAGGTAAAGATGCTAGTAATGCTAATATATTAACAGGAGTTAGCGGTGTTAGCGCAGACCACGCAACAGGGGTTGTAGTACAAGCAGGTGAAATGGCTCATATACTAAGAGAGATATGTGCCGACCTAGCGGCGGCTTATTATATGGAAGATGAAGGTACTTTCCAAACCACAGGCGCAGAAGGCTCTATGCGTGGAACTACACTAAGAGAAAGAGGCGAGTTTAATTTAAAAAGATTGGCTCACTTAGGTAGTGTGGATTAGGTGAAACAATGGCTAGATATGGTTTAGTTAGAGTTCCTTATACACATCCGGGGTTTCCCGATACAGGTTCAATAGATACTTTTAAAAAAAATGCTAAATCTTCATTAGATGAAGGGCAGCAAGAAATGGATAAACTTGCTCAAAAAATAAGAGTTAAGAATGGGCCGAAAGGAGAGCAGTTGCGGAAAAGAAAAAATGCCGCTAGATTTAATAAAAAACAAAATAAAGGCCCAATGAAGTTTGACTTTTTCTTTGACTCTGCGGCCTATGAAATAATTAATAAACAAATAAGAGAACAGATTAAAGAAGGTATGAAAGGCTTTATAGATTCAGCAACACGACAGGCTACTAAAGATACTAAAGCACAGATTAAAAATATGCCTAGAAAGTTTAAGGGTAAACTAAGCCCTACTAAAAAGGCAGAGGGAGACTTTTACGATACTATTGCAGACTCATTAAGTTATGAAGAAAGAGGAAAGGGCGGTCAACCAAATCAATTTACATCATTTACTGCGGGTCATTTGACACAGCCGATAGGTAGTAGGGGTGCTAATCTTTTAGAACTGCAAGGCAAAGGGCCATTCAGAATGACACGAAGCCCATTTGGTGGAACTAAAAGACTTGGTAACAGTAGTATTATAGGTAATTTAAAGGGGCGATAAAATGGCGATAGCAACAAAAACACAATATTGGTCTAGCCGAATGATAGGTAATGACCCTACATCTTTAGATGGTACTTTTAACGCAGACTTTACAGCCTCTAGCGGTGGCGGTTCAGCATCCGGTGGTGATTGGGTTATAACTAATGGCGTATACACAATTGCGCCAACAGGAACGGCGAACACTTTAGTAGCAGTATTAGAGTACACAACCGCACCCGATGACGGAACAGTTCTTATGAAAATAGATGACGGCACAAAAAAGGTTGAAGTGCAGTCAACAGGAAGTAATACATCTCTTAAGTTAGTAGGAACTACCACAGTTACTATTACAGACTTAGATTTGGCTAAAGCAGAAGATAACCCTACAACCTTAATTTTGCGTCTTACACTCAACGGTAGTGATGCTAGATTATACACGCATGAGATTATTAACGATGATGACGGTTCTGCTGTCTATAAGAGCGTTACAGGCGCTTCTTCGGCTTCGGCAGGGGTAGTGTGGGGTAACACAAGTGGAAGCGTTAAATGGGCCTCTATTTACCATTCTAAGTTCGGTGCGTTTAGCCCCGAAGAATTACTACTATCCGACTTTGCTCAAGATACCTTAGCACGTATGGGCTTGGCTGTTGTAGCGCAATTAAAAGACAGCACTAGACCATACCTAAAAACACAAGTTTCTGATTCGTCTATTGTTTATGGTTATGATATATCATCACAAATGTTAAATAGGTTAATAACTCCGACAATACACGTTTTGGTTGAAGAGTTAGGTTCACCTAGTTTTGAGTCATTGGGTGGTGGAAAAATAACACAGGAGTATGATGTAAAAGTTTTTGTTACCGTAAAAGGAACTAATTATGAAAACGCATATCGTCATGGTCTAAATATTCTAGGAGAAATATTTGATGAATTATACACTCAAACAGGGTTGAAGGCGACAACAGACAGCATTATATCCTATGACGCACAGTTAGATTCTAAGATGGATGATGATGAAACGGTATGCGTTCACACGCTTACTATGACATATATGCGAAGGATAGATATGCGACACCGATGATAATGTTAATAAGTCATTAGTATCGTAAGTCAACCACATAGAGGTGCTACTATGACAAATGAGATACTAAATAGATACGTTTCGCTAGAAATAGAGGATGCTTACGGCGCTGAAAATGGAACAGCAAATACCATTTACAGAGGCGAAGTTGACGATGAATCGTTTGCTACACGAAAAGATTTACTAACAAGACAAGATATGAGCCACTACGCTTCTGCTAAGTCCGTTACAGGTGGAGAATATTCAGAAGGCGGATATAATATGGCCGTGCAAATAGATAAGTTTTTGGGTGCTACATTACTATCGTTTTTCCCAAAATATAGTGTAGATACCGAAGTTCATTTGTTTGAAGAACCTGTTCTCGGAACAGAAGCGGAAACAGGTGCTTTCCCATACGATTCATTTACAATTCGTGTAGGAAGAGAAGCAAAGGAACACACTTACTGCGGTATGATGGCTAACAGATTATCACTAAGCGCAAGCGTTGGTGAATATGTTACTATGTCTGCTGATTGGGTAGGATGCACAGAAAAAGACACAACTTCTATAACATCATCAAGCCTTGCTTTTGAGGGTGATGCTCTTGACGCACTATACTTCGCTAACGGAGAAGTTTCATTTAATAATAGTAATTCAGCCGCAACAGGTATTGTTAAGTCAGTTTCCTTTGAAGTAAACATGAACAGAGATACAGACAATGCTTATGCACTAGGTTCTTCAACGTATGTCCGTGCGCCACCTTCACAAAGGATGGAAGTTACAGGAACAATAGAGTTTAACCAAGTTATACACACAGCAGTAGCAAGTAGCCCAACTTATGATACATTAATAGACGAAGATGGATTGGCTTTCAATCCGGGTTCAAGTAATGATGCTCTTAAATTAGTTTTCAAAGAAGAAGATGGTAGCGGTGGCTCATCAGCAAGTGATTATATGGAAATACAATTCTATAATGTTAGATTTGAAGCGCCCGAATCAACTGTAAGTGGAAGAGACACACAGACAATGAGTGTTGGTTTCGTAGCGTTATATGACGATACAGCAGAAGCAGTTATGGATATTCAGTTAAAGGGTGGTGCTATGGGAACAGCCGACATCACTTGGAATGCGTGATTAAGATGAAGGATTTCATTGAAGCATCCGGTAGGGATATACCGGAAGGAGATATGGAAAGTCTTTTACTTATGAAACAGTATAAATTACAACGCTATCTTAGAAGATACCCAATGAAGGCAGAAGTAGTGCAGGTAGTAATACCCGTAGTTGATGAAGAAGAGTAATTCTTTAAATAACCCTACAAGTCATGTTAAACTAGAGCGCAATAGCGCGTAGTGAAGTGAAACCAATGCCGGTTATGAAGAAAGAAATAAAATTAGACGATGGAACAAAGATATGGGTAAGACAGGCTTCCGGTATGGAAAGACTGAAAATTACCAACATTCAAGGAAAAGCATTCCGTAAAATGGCTCACGCAGGAGAACCTGCTGATTGGACAGATGAGCAAAACGAAGAGTTTGCTACAATGCTCGATGAAATGGGCGGTAGTATAGAAGTGCAAATGAATACATGGATTCCACCATGTATTATTGATAGTGATGTTGATATTAACACACTTACTTTTGAGGAATTAACTACTATACTTTCGTTTGTTAGAGGGGATGAAGCGGAAGGCGCAGTACCTTTTCAGAGTTCCTAATGGTTGCACCTAGCCTGTGCATGGCATTTAAAGGAACACTACCGTCTGATTTATGGCTAAAGTATTCTGTTGAGGGTGGCCGCCACCTAATGGAATTAGACCTTATTATAGCCGCAAACATAAATGACAAAATATCAGACGCTACCGACAAAGCAAAAGATGGTAAAAGTATGGTTGCTAGACGCAATCAAAGGCGTAAACAACGCAAACTATTATCAAACAATAGCGATTTATTTGAATCGTTGAGAGAAAGCGGGGTTGAAATAGTGAACGACCCAAAGAGTAGCGGTGAAGGTAAATGATAGAAACAAGTCTGTTACTAGGTTACTTTACCCCTCTTATTTTCATAAGCATGGCCGCCGCTATGGTAGTCCTTCGTGCCGGTGCTTCAAGAATATTCTTCGATATTGTAGGAACAATGCAAGTCAATAAATTAATTCAAGATACTAAAGCGTCTGCTACAATTATTGAAGCATTATATCTTGATGCGTTAATTGGTGTGCAAGAAGGAGTAATGGAATTAGGTGAAGGTTTTGCTAGTTTAATGGATGATGTAATTCCTCTTGGAAGAGAAATAGGTGAAGCACAACGTCAATTTGAAAAGTTCGTAAGCACAGGTGAAGATTTAACCGTATTAAACGCAGAAATTATAGATTTAGGACATGGGTTTGGTTTTGCCGCCGATGAATCCTTTGAAGCCGCCGCTAAGATGGCTCAATTAGCCGGAGTGTTGGGGCAAGGCTCAACTGCTACCGGAACAGAAATGGGTATGGCCTTTGGTCTTATATCCGGTATGGACACCGAATCTGCTATGCAGAGGATGGTAAACTTAAACCAACAAACAGGGTTTATGACAAAAGGCATAGACGAAAACTCAACTGCCGCACAGAGAAACAATGCTATTAGAGAAAATACAATGCGTATCTTAGACCAACTTAACACGGTTGAGAATACTTCTGCCGCTACTATGTCGCAGATAACTTTCGTGATGAATCAATTCGCTTCACAGGCTCACCTAACAGGTGAAAGCCTTGCAGGTATGGCGGCTATGTCAGCCGTTCTTATTGAGGCCGGTGAAGAACAAGGTAAAGGTGGTAGGGCTATAAGAACAGTATACGCTCGTCTTGGTGCTGATACTAACGGTGCTAGAAGAGAAATAGAAAAATTAGGTATTGCTGTTATAGACCAAGAGACAGGCGCTATGAGGCCACTAACAGAAATATTACAAGATGTATCAGTAAAATATAAAGGTATGTCGGGTGAACAAAAATCTAACTTGGCTCAGACCGTAGCAGGAAACTTACATTATACTCGTCTTATTAAACTTCTTGAAGGCACAGCAAGAATGCAAGAATTACAAGGAGATGCTTTAGAAGGCACATTTCCTGCTTATGAGGAAATAGCAAGATTACAAGATACTAACTTATTTCAACTTGAACAACAAGAAGCAAAATTAAAAAGTGTAAAGGGTGCTTTGGGTAATGAATTAATGCCCGCTATGACAGACAGTATTAAATTACAGATAGTATTTAATGATGGTCTAAGACAAATGGTGCAAAGTAGCCCAACCGTAATAGGTGGCTTTTTCAAAATGGCCGAAGTAATGAGAACTATGATTGGGCCATTTATACAACAAATACTTTCAGTAGTTAATTTAAGAATAGCAATAGAAACATTAAATCACGTAAAACGTGCTATGGCCGGAGAAGATATGTTTAGATTAGGCCAAACACAAATGGAAATAACACAAAAAGATATGTTAACTACAAAACTGATTAATCATGGAATGGTTATTGATAACATGATAATAAAATACGGCCAAGAATCGGCAGTAGTCGCTATGCACATAGCAAAATATAACAATAAAGCGGCGGCAGTAGGTGCTGTTTCTTTCCAACAACAAAAACTTAATCAAGTAACAGCCTTTGCTAATGCTCAAGCAAATATGTTAAGCATGGGTTTGATGGCGGGGGGAACTGCTATGATGATGTTTTCATCATCTCAAAAGAAAATGAGAACAGGCATGATGCTAAATACATTTGCTATGATGATACAAATAGGAAAAATGATGGCTTCAACAGTAGCAACAACTTTAGATTCTATTGCTAAAATACAAAACACAGGCGTTACTTTCGCTCAATCAAAGGCCGCTATTTTTTCTTCAATTGCTAATGCTAAAGCAGGTGCTAGTGCTTATTTTGCGGCAGGTGGCTTTAGGGCTATGCTTACGGCGG